GATAACCAGACAGGCAGCGGATACGTGTGGAATTCTGCAGGCCCGCAGGTGACGACTGAAAAGAAGAAAAAGACTAACTTCTATGGCATCGGTATCAACGGTGACGCTCCCATATCGTTTTTGGACGGCATAGTGGCATCTGTTGCCAAGGATGGAGGACTAGTCATCATAGCGACGAATTACTTCCTGCGCTACTGCGATGAGAACAAGAAGTGTAGGAATAGTGTTATCATGCAGGAGACTGTCAATCTATCCAGTATAGAGGAGAGGTTGAGAAAAGTTGGCGCCCCTGTGGAGATGAATGAGCAGGTGGGGACTGCGACTAGTGAGAAGCCCGAGTTTACTCGATTCTATATTTCCGCTATTAGTTCTTCGGATAAGATAACTTTGTCCCCTGCTTTGGTGTGGAAATACGCCGTACCAGTTAAACCGTTAACTGACCAGGAGAAGAAAGATATCGACCTCAGGGGGGATAAGCCTTCGGGACCGGTAAGTAATTCGGGTCAGGGTTCTGTTATTGGAAGGGTAGGAAGTACTGGGCGTAGCACCGGTCCTCATTTACACGCTGAATACGAACCTAATACCAAACCAATAATTAAAGAAGACCTTGAGGGGATTATAGAGATTGGAGGTAGACCACCTTCGTTTTGGAGAGAAACGTCTGGATATGGGGCTCAAGAAGAATTCAGATCTAGACCCCACAAAGGGGTAGATTTGGCGGGGGATTCAATAGATATAAATAATCAGCCTATAACTCTGCTCAATGGCAAAGTGATAGCTACTGGTTTTGATAGTGGTTTTGGAAATTATGTGGTAATAGATACCCCTAAAGGAAAAATTCTTCTAGCTCATTTGGCAGACGAGTCGACTAAAGGTGTCCAGGGGACCAGCTCCAGTGTCGGGTCGAAGTACGGCACCGGAGTTCAAGGCGCTCCTGCTGTGAACGGTGCGGAGATATCAACGGAGTTTAAAGGTGTTCCCCGTGCCCTAAGAATCGTACCAGGAAGAACTATCTTATCGCTGATTACCAACTACGATGAGTGGGTAGAGCAAGGGAGGCCGAGTACAATCGATCCGGAAATATGGATAGCAGAGAGGTTTTCTAAGTGGTTTGTTAAAAGTGCCCGCTATCAGTGGGGTAAAGGAGACCTTAGAGTATCGATAACAGGAATTACAGATTGGGGGAATACTACAGCGAGGATATTAGTCCCTTCGTTTGAAGATTATATGTCCTCCGGAGACTTTAATGTCGCGAAAGATTACTACGGGTATATAAGATCGGTAGGAGATTTGTGCTGGAAACTTAAGGACGGGAAAACCTCCTGCGAAGTTTTCTGTTCCGAAGCTCAGAAAATTGAGAATTTCCTCAAAGCGGGAAGATCGGGGAGTAAAACGAGTGTTAATAGTCAGTTTCCTCCGGCAAACTGCCAATATAGAGGAACTAAGTATCCTCCGGATAAGGTGAATGCGATTATAAACGCTGCGAAGCAGGCGGGGATAAATACGAAGGCGGGCTATGCCGGAGTCGTTGGAAACGCACTGGCGGAGTCTACTACAAATCTCGATCCGGCTATAGAAAACACACAAAACAGCGGTGCCTTCGGAATTTTCCAGTGGAAAGACAGTAGAAGGGCAAATCTCGAGAAATTTGCTAGAGAATCCGGAAGATCAGCGTCTGATTTTAGTACTCAAATGTCATTTTTTGTAGCAGAACTGGACCCGAACAGCCCTTATTACGATTCTACTTCAGATGCAGCAGCCCCCGGCGGGAATCTTGCCCAAGCTATGAACTCTGCCAAAAGTCCAGAAGAAGCCGCTGCATTGTTTAATGCGGCATATGAGAGAGCTCCCGGCCAAGGAGAAGGTCCGAGGCAAAACTATGCCATAGAGATCTTTAGCGAAATGGGCTGTGTAGCGGAATGATAGCGAGAGTACTTCTAGGGTTGTTTTTTCGAGAAATCCTGCAGGAGTCTGCTAAAAAGATAGTCAAAGAGCAGACTACAAGACAGCTCTCGGACTCCGTAAGGGTAGAGTTCCTGCGTGCTGTCACTGAGGGGTATACCAAAGAGCTAACCCATAACATCGGTCAATACGTCCGCTCCCTGGGCGCTGTCAGCGTCGAAATAAGTAGTGATAATTCAGGAGAACGCTTACTTTCTGCACTTCAAACTTCTCTGCAGGCTCTGGAGGTTGAGCTAGAAAGCCAGGGACCAGAATCTCCGGTGGTGCAATACCTGCAGCGGAGGTATGGCGAGGAATCCGCCACTCTCGTGGGGAGAGAGAGTCAGCCAGTCTACTCAATGGTATCGGGATACGATCCTCGATCTTTTCCCGACCAGCCCTGGCTCAACAGAATTCTTGAGGAATCCCCCAAGGTGACAGAAATCCTAGCCGAAGAGGCGTCCAGAGTCTTCGATCTAGTTTTTCCCAAAGTACTTTGACCCCTTAGATATGTTTTCAGACGCATCCAGAATCTGAAATTCGGCATGTGAGGAGTGGTAGTCAAACCAGCTCTCTGCCATATCGACAGACTGAAGTTTACAGGTGGCTCCTCGACATTTAACTGGAATAGTCTCGAGATCGTACTGATTCTCTCTACACCATTCTTCAACTAACCTGATAAAGGGGTAGACGTGGTCGACGTGATAAGGACCGAGGATAGGTTTACCACTGAGAGACGATTTAATGAGCCTCTGACCCCTGAACCTATTCCTGTACTCCCGTATCTGAGGCTCAATAACACCTCTCAACGCTTTGATAGCGTTTTTTCTATTTTCCTTAGCTGGGTCGGGAGCAGTTAATTTAGGAAAAATTGAGTCCATGACATACTTTTTCCCCACCCAGACTTCGTGACCTGAGTTAGGGGTTACAAGAACAATCCCTTTGACTGGTTTTCCGTTAAACATCTTCTTGACTACTTTGTAGTCTACCCTCCCTCTAGACATAATCCTGGAAAATCTGGGTATCCTTATTAAGATATCTGAGAGAAAAGAATAATCTAACTTAGATACACTGAGCCCAGATTCATAGCCGGCAACTATCTCTGACCATTTAGCAGAAAACTGCTTTTTATTGTACTGTTGACCAAGAACTTTTACGTATCTGATAGACATGGATTTTCTAAAACTTTGCTAAGAATTCTCTGGGTTTCTTCTTTAATATGGTGTTGGCTATTAATCCCTGGATATTTTCTAAATATAGTAGAATTGGCCCGTTTGTTAACATATACGTCACTAAGAAACTGGTATTCTTTTTCAGGAAGATCCGCCAACCTTATCAAAATCTCAGAATAGCCCGATAGCATCGTATCAATACAATCTTCTTGAGGGGTCTTATCTTCGAAGGGTAACTCTGTATCCTCGTTTATCTCCTGATACGTGACCTGATAAGCTCTCCGAGTTTCCCTTATCAGAGACTCCTTTAATCCAGTCATATCGGCCACTTCGTGGTCAGTAATCTCGGGGTTAGTTCCGATAATTTTTCGTATCTTTATGTAAGTATCGGCATAAGTTCGAGGAACTTTAATAATTCTAGAGCTGTCTCTGAGATAGTTTAGGAGCTGAAAAGTAAGCGATCTATTTAACCAGGTGCTAAAATTTGCCTTCTCAGGATCCCATTTATCGTATAATTTTACCATAGCTTCCAGAGCCACTGATCTTAATTCTTCGAATGGGAGTCCGCTAAAGCCAGAAACCTTTCTCGCTGCATGAGAAGCCTTCCACATATTTTCTCTAATATGCATTTCTCTGGTTCTCTCATATTCTGATCGTCTAACCCCCTTGAGGTTTTCTAATTCTACCGGTCTCATTTACTATTCTTTAGTACAAAATCTCTCATTTGAGTAGCAGACATAATGCCTTCACCGTTAAAGGCGATCAAGTTGCATTCTTCGTCGAAGATGGCGAACTCTGGGGTCCCGTTGCCCGATTCGCCAGGTACCAGGGACTCTAGGAATTCCCAGTTGTCATCAAGGACGTTAAATTCGCCCCAGCCAACCCTGAGCTCAGGGTATTCTTCTGCTATTTCGCCTGCAACTCGGGCGAAAATAGGTTTCATTGCGTCGCAGGCGGGGCAACCTGGTTGTGTAAAAAATACCACCCTAGTTTTAAAGTCTTCCATACTAAATTAGTAGAGTTTTCCTATTAATTATAACATAAAATAGGGAATTATGTCATGACGGGGTTTAGTAGTCTCCACCCCTTATGCTGATTTCTTTTACCACTGCATACACAGGAAAGAGCCGAAGAAGACAAATTCATCTCTGAAAATTTTTTTCTGAGCTCTACTTGAGAGCAGATCACAACCCCATAAATATGGTGAATCCAAGTAATTTTACTAGTCCTCAAATTTTTATAGTTTGATAGCTCAGGTGTATCTGCTAAGGTCCATCCCATAAAATGATCTAGTTTTTTACTGACTACTTGAGGAAGATGAGAAGGACACATATTAAATTTTCTAGCTAATTCTGCTTGAGATAAGCAATAATATCCGTGATCTTTATGATACCAGTTGTACTCTATTCTTTCCTCATGAAGTAATCTGGACTTTTCAGGGGTGGACTCTAGTGTCCAAAGTTTATGATGATCTCTCTGACCTTTTCTGACCTTATTTAGCATAGATTGACACAATTTTTGATCCGGAAACATGTCACTAAGCTCCCTGACAGATTTATTTTTGATAACTCCGTAATTAACATGATACCAGTTTTCTTTGTATTTCGGTTTACAAGATCCATTAGCACCTTCTCCACCATCGGTCATATTGCGTAATATTCCTGTACCAATGTCTTTTCTCCCGTAGTGGGCTATTAACTCTATTTCAATTTTACAAGCCTCCTCCCAACTAAGATTTTCATGCAGAATTACTATTCTGTCTCTCGGTGGAGGAGCTCCACATGTTCTTCTGTCATAGTAGGGTCTTCTTGGATTTCCTATCCCTATATAATATGGGGTACCATTTTTTCTGAGCCATTGGTAAACTACAGTGTTATTAAGTGATTTTTTTCTGCTCATATCCGAAAAATAGTATATATGTATGATACCATACGTATCATAAATAGCTAGTATTAAGTGATCCTCGCCCTAGACGACTTGTCGCTCTCTGCAATCCTACGTGATTATTAACCTGAGGCAAGTGTATTCTGCTACCCCCATGAGCCGCTTTGGCCGAACCCATAATCTCATCGCGGAAGACCGTAACCCCGAGGACAAAACTATCCACGAAGTCATCATGTTTCGTGAACGGAAAAGCTGTCAGCTCGGACATCAGTTCGCCGAGATTCGGAATCTCGGAATAAACTGAGACCCTGCCCTCTTCGGTGATCGGAGCAATCTCATTGGACCGAGCAATCTTGTCTTTTGTCGGGATTACTTCTCGGACCGGTATCTGCAGCTCCTTGCGTAACATTTGTATCAAAGGTAGACCCGAAGCTCTCGCCTCGATGTACAGGGTCCTTACTCGCCAAGTCTTCAACCAAAGCGGCATGGCCTTAAGTAGTTCAGGGAACTCCATCTTCTCTTTGTACACATGCAGAAGATGGAGTTTTCTAGTCTTTCTGACCACACCAAAGATGCATATCACCGATGAGTCGTTCATCTCGCCCTTCTTAAGCGCTGTATCGGCAGCCGCATAGACATATTCATAGTTCTCTTTGTTCTTATCATGATACTCGAACCAGAAATCCTTAAATATCGCCCCGCTCTCGCCACTAGGACGACCCTGATACAGGACTTCGAAGGTCTTAGGGTCCTGTTTTTTAATACTCTCTAAGGCAGAGGTAGGGAAGAATTCGGGCCAGTGAGACTCATTAAGTTTTCTGCCCAGCGGATCAGTGTCTTCATCGGTACAAAGGGCCGGAACATTGAGCTGTAGCCAGAGATCCGGATCACTTGCAATTAATCGTCCCGATATATCTTCCTTGTGGAATCTTGTACCTACAGATGCTACGCAGTTGTTGGGTAGACCCCTAGTCATGAACTGAGTCATACACCAACTAGCGGCGCTATCGAGTACTTGAGGTGAATTGCCATCTTCAAGCAAGTCATCCATTATACCGATTCCTGGTAAATCATCATCACTGATAACTCCGTATCCGAACCCTGTAACCCCTCCTCCCGTACTTGCTGACATTATGTACCCGCCTTGTTCAGATCTAACAGTTTTTAAGTTGGAATTTTTCTCTAATACTTCACATTCAGGGAATACCCAGTGAAACGCCTCGCTAGTTGCGTAAGAAAGGATAGAGCGGTTGGCGTCGGAACTGAGTTTTAAAGCGTATGAAGCTAGGATAAAAGTCGCGGTAGGACTTCTCCCTAACTGCCAAGTAGGCATAAGTTTACTAATTAGGAGAGATTTTCCAGTTCTGGGAGGGAGGGATATCACCGTTCTTCTATATACCGGGTCTCCATCACAAATTCCTTGTACATATTCACATATCAAAGAATGAACTCTATAGGGTTTAAAAATGCCATTAATCCCTACTTCCCTAGTTATGTATTTTGCAAAGGTAGTAAATTCCGTACGGCATCGAAGCCTGAGTAGTTCTTTCCTATCTTCAAGAGAGAGATGTGCAATATTTTTTGACATCTCTATGACTAGTTGTTTTTCTTTGTCCCTTTGGATTTTATTCACAACTAGTCTTACCCTTCCTGTCAACTATTTGGTCGTATAATGATCTTTCAACTAAATCAGGAGACACTGATTTGAGCCGATTTAGTTGATCAGGGGATAGTGTTGAATCTAGTACTGTACTTTCTGTTGGAGAAGAATTATCTCCTAGCTTAGATTCTAAACTTATAGATAGTACTCTGTCTTTATCGAAAAGAGTACGCTCTTGGTCAAATGGATCAGGAATAGTTTCACTATATACCCCTAGGGCAGTATCAGAATTTACATCGGGGTCCAGGGTTTTCCATTCTTCGTAAGCCGGTTTAACAGACCCCTCCAGGATATTTTTTGCTAACTCTTTATTTATCCTTAGCAGCCTGGCTAGATCTGGTATATTTCGAAACGCTCTGGAAATTGGAGTGGTTACATTAACACCCACTCTGGGGCCGTCTTTAACCTGATCGAGACGTTTAGTGAATTTGTAGATATCTCTTATAGCTTGAGAGTTCTCTCTAACATCACGTATCAAGAGGGGTAGAATGGCAAACTCTCTCTCATACTCTTCTTCGTAAGCAATAGCTCTCAAGAATCTATAAAGCCCGTCTATTAATTTTTTCTCAATAGACTCTATTCTAGTGATGTTATTATCCGCCACCTTAAGAGATTTTTCTACTGCTTCAAAGGTATAAGCTAGTTCGGATTCTTTATCAACTTGGTCAGCGTATTTCGATGCGAAATACTTCTCGGCCATTTCACCCACCCTAGAGATCCCCCTAATCGATGCGCTTAGGTTTCTAATGTTGCCCGGCAACAGCTCTTCTCCTACGCTGGTAAAAGACAACCTCTGTTCCTCTGCTATTGGGCCAGAATTATTCTCCAAAGGATTACCTTTAGCGGCATAAGAATTCGCGTTATTTGATGTCATAGACCCACATTTTTCTAGTAAATTATTCCCATCACTATCTTCTCCATGCTCGGTCTTTCTGCACTTAGGATCACAGGGGCAGCCCAGGGACCCCGACGAGCCAAACAACCCTGTTAGACCCTTGACCCCAGATATTATCGTCTTAGCCGCGCTGAATCCACCTCCAATAACCTTGTCGAGGTTATTTAGACCTATGCCCCCCTTCCCAAGGAGGTCCTGAGCAACACTGGCCAGGCCAGACACTCCCAGAGCAGTGGTAGCTAGGGCAGGTATTGCATTAGCGGGTGCTGGGAGCTTCGAAATCTGGTCCAGGTTACCCATTGATCCGAACAGCTTGGGTATTTCACCCAGAGAGCCCGAAGAGAGGCCCGTCGCTAATGTCGACAACAGTTGCGGAGTCACAACATTGTTCCCTATCGCACTATTAATAGTCCCATTCACTGCGGCAAGGAGGCCGCCGCCAGAAGCCGAGTTGAGGATATTTCCAAGCGAGCTGGGATAAGCGGAGGTCAGCAGGTCTTTAGCTATCCCCACCACAGGCGACACGTATTTGTTTACTTCAGGGGGTAATTGATCCAGACCTATGGCAACTGCGCTGTCCACAGCTCCCATTATTCCTCCGCTCATTAGTCCGGTCATCACCGACGCTGCCTGGGGGTTAATCGACAACATCGCATTTCGCAGAGTACTCTGTCCGATCGATAAGAGGGCGGAATCCAGGTCTCCCCCAGTCACCCCGTTAACGAGTGCGTCTGCCGCACTTCCAACACCGGTAAGTGCCTGTGCCGTAGCAGGGGTCAACGATCCATCTCGGTCCAGATCTTCTCTTATCAACTTAGTTATTGTCTCCACAGGAATGCCTGTCTTTTTTCTCAACGCTTCATTAGCGACCCTTCTCATTGTCTGGGCTCCGTCGAAGGCGGTAGCGGGCACGAGACCTGCGAGACGTAACAGCTCTTTGAGCCTCGGATCTGTCCCGGTAATATCAATATCCGCTATGGCGGTGTCGAAGGCGACTTCTGCTATCTCTGGTTCTTTAGCCCAGTCATCCGCAGACATGGGGCTTTCAGACAAAGTTTCAATAGGGTTAAATCCTGTTGTGAATTGGATCCTTGTAAGAGGGGGTTCTTTGCTAAAAAACTGATGAGGTATACGCCTCCCATGCCTTACCCAGCGCAGTAATCCCTGATATCTCTGACAGACTAAGAACTCCGAGTTATTGCCGTCGTCCAGCACAGCCTCTATGCCATGAACCTTCTCACTGCATTTAGGCAGCGTGGTACGAAAGAATACCGGCGGAGCGCTTAGGGGTAACCAAGAGAAGTTTTTATTCTCATCCCTCCTACATACCATAGAAGTGGTACGGAATCCTCTGTCTTCAGTGAATTCATGAACTTCTCCCAGCAACGACTCATTGCATTCAGGTATTCCCGGGTTTCTCTCCTGAGCCTGAGTAATAGCAGGGGTAGTTTCGTTTCCCGGGTTAATTCCTTTCTCTACCCAAAGCCCACTTGTAATCGATTTCCAAGACCAGGCGGGTTTACTTCCCACCTGATTGCTTGTGCGTCTAAGGCATACGACCACATCCTGATTCATCTCATTACTGAGGACGTACATACGTCCTTCATTACCTTCATTACACTTCATACCAGAGTCCGTAGTCTCATTCCAGACTCCAGTACTTTCATCAATGATAGGTAGTTGTAAAGGATTTCCTGAAACCCCGATGTCCGGGTCGTTTCTTATAACCCCTACGACATACATATTTTCCGATCTTCCGTTGGTTTTACCAACCAAAACTTTTGAACCAATATATCTCGCACTCAGTACCCCCTTATTGGATCCGGACACAGGTATCCACTGAGAGACAATCCCATCCTCAGTGGTAACCTTCACCCGACCTAGCTTCAGCGGGTCATTAACATCGGAGATGACTGCCTCTTCGTTGAAGGGATCGGCGTAGGGAACTCCCAGAGTTTCAATAATTCTAGTCTGAGCTCTGGCCATATTTGCCAGAGGCTTGAAAGGATTTTCAACCATTTGGTTCAAAAAATATGTCGTCAGCTACTAAAAGATCTGCTGCCGAGTAGGCGTACTGGACGCGTTTTATAGAAGTACATGGTACGTAATTCTCTAGAACGCTAACAGTGGCGTCCCACGTACGTCCATTTCTATTATAGTAAAAAGGCATACGAATAACAACAGTGTTAGCTGATTTTTCGTCTTGAGATGTTGATATGTCAGCTATAAGCTGGTTGGGGAAATTATTAACCTCGGAGTCAGAGTTATCGCCCACTCTAAGAACATCAGTGGTGTAAGGTAAATTCACTGGAGCGGTGGACTCATTAGCCCTCAGGCCGCTTTTGACGCTGAAAGTACCATCGTCGATGTGGTATACCATCTCTTCCGGACTAGGGGCTTTGATATTAAGTACCCAGAACATGAACAGGAGGGATATCAGGCTACCCCGAGACGGCAATAGTCCGGGCCATTGGGAAACATCGACCTTTAGCGAATTAAACTGCGACAGCGAAGTCAGCTCTGTGTCCGAATCATACCCCTTGGAGATGTATCTGTAGGCCGTGGTAACTTCTCCAGTACTCTGATCCACACTAAGCTGCTCGATGAAAGATTTATCTATCAACCTGAGGGTGTCAGTATCAGGATCTTTAGTCCATAGAGAGTCTTCCTCTAGCATGTTTACATGGGCATTTTTTAATATCTTTCTTTTCACCCCACTAGGCCATTCTATATTCCACAGCCCACCAATAAACCCGAAATGCTGAGCTAACCAGTCCAGGTTCAAGGGATAACAAGTATCCGGATTAAGAGTATTTCGATAAAACCTATCGATACTTAGTTTTGACCCGGAGAGTAGATCATCGGTACCAGAAGTTAGCCACTTAGCCACCGTATCTTCACCTTCCCTGTTATACGCTCCTTCGACTCCAGGGAGCCTATTATACACGGGACGTGAGATATCGGCATCTTCCGATACCCTGGCATGCCTCATTCTGCTCCTAGCTATTTGTACGCAGCAAGAGTACAGTGTGGAGAGGGAGTTATAGCAGGATATCAAGAATTCTCTGTTGTTAATCAAAAACCTATCAAGCCACACCGCATTGATTTCTTTCTCGATAAATTCATACCACACAGGGTCTACTTCGCCTTTCAAGTAACCCAGCAGTCTGTCTTTAATCTCCGGTTCAACTCTAACTTCTAGGAAATTTTGTCCTATAATCGATCGGATAAAGTCATCCACACTATCGGTAATAGCGCGAACTTCTAGATTTCCATACGACCGGAGTATGGCTCGGCGTATAAAAGACTCTGAGGTGTAGGTGTTTGGCGGCAGATATACAGTAGAGGATATGCTAGCCACTCTATCCACATTAATCTCCCCCGCTCCAGCGGGGAGTTTGTAAATTCCCTTCGTAATACTCTGAAGCTCTACGGATTCCCTGCCAAATACGAAGTAGTATAAGCCGGACACTGTCAGAGAGTCGTATCTCCACTTCTCCTCACTAATCCTGCTCAGGGTGCCTATGCGGCATTTCCCAACTTCACACTTGACATCTGTTCCTTCGGAACAAGTCGTCCCTATCATCGTGCAGTTCTCGTATCCTCCTTTTACCGGAAATCCATGACCAAGGACTGTCGAGTTGCTATCGAGCAGAGTCGGTAGAATATGACTATGAGATACAGATTTATACCTATATCCGTCTACACCCTTCTCGCCATAAGCCGAGTCGATAACGTCGTTTCTGGTTTCTACTATAGGGGTGGAGAGAAAGTTGATATTACCTATCTTGTTTTGGAAGATCTTACTTGATCGGCGATTCCTAAATTCATAGGTAACTTTTCCCGACCCTACACTGAAAGCCGGTGACCTATACTTCTTCCCTTTCTCCCTATCCCAAACGCTATTAGACAACATCGTACAAATTATCGTAGGTGTAAGTTAATACGCTATAGTCGATTACTGAGACCAGAGAAACTATCGACCGGTAAAGCCTAAATCCCGAGGTAGAGTTAGCCACTACAAGTGGGTCGGTGGATGTTTTGGATACAGCCCGCCCATATGAATAGGTACACACCGTGCCGTCAGCAGACTCGGTGCCTAGGAATCTTCCACAAATCCCATCAGTAGCACCGATTATAGTGGGGTCTAACAGCATTTCTTTTATATCTAAAGTCCTGACGTCTTGTACAAAATCTAGATCAAGGATCTCCCTTAGCACCGCTGATGCGGAAAGGTTGTTACCTAAACCGATCTGTGCCGGACTGATGTAATCTACTAACAGAGATTGAATCTGACTAGCCAAGGTGTCGGTAAAAGTAGTAGTCTCTTGGGGATTCCAAGAAACACTTATGACAGATTCTACTGGCAATATAGACGGAGAAGACAGGTAGACATTCACATCGAGAGGTACGCGACCTCTCAAAGAGGTGAGCAGGAGGGATTGCGTGGGTGTTGACAATTCGCTGCCATCCTCGCCACCCGCTATGATAAATACTCCTCTAGAGTCGTTGCCAAACCTCTCCTCATAGGTCATTACTTTGATAATTTCTGCCTCAGGAGCTACCAGAGCTACTTCTTGCTCCAGATCACTACGTGAGGTGAGATTTCTCCTGCCCATGAGCTGAAAAGCCCTGGTCTTCATCTCATCCACAGTCTCCAGGTCTTGGCCTCCTGTGGCAGGAGAATTATTAGTGATAGAGTCGAGGCCGAGGAAATTCCTTTCTATCCGATTGATAGAACCTGAGGGCACGTTATATACTTCGCCCCATTTCTCGGACTGAGCGGTAACTACGGCAGAGTCTTCGGTCATCCTAACCTGGTCGAGGAGGGTATAGACTTGGCCGCCATCGGCATAGACTTTCGTCCCCGGAGGTATGGTGACAGGCCTACTGTAGCCGGGAACACGGAACAGAGTGATATCTACCAGGGCACGGGAACCGATTCGCCTCTGAATGCCAAAATTCCTCAGCCATTGAATACTAACTGCCTCGGGCATAGAGTTAAGATAGTAGAGCAGTTCTGCCTGAGCGAATCCTTGCCCCTCGCTAATAGCGGCCAGAGGTGAAGCCGGAGTAAAATCGGTCAACTGACCGCCCGACTCTACAAACATCCGAGTCTGTATAGCCCTGACAATATCGTTGGTGTTACGACTGTCTATCTGAAGCGGTAATAGTGGTCCGTAGATTTCAGTTGCCATATTTAACTCTCAAAAGTTGTCGATCTAGTCCGAGAAGAATAAGGTAGCCCGGTATCAGCGTTGTCAGATTCATAGTCGGGCACTAAACTGGTATCGATAAAATCACCGTTAGAATCGGTAGCCGGATCGTAGATGGTATATCCGTTGATATCGACCACTAGTTCTGAAATGTTCACATTGTACATAGCCTGATCCGCTTCGCTAAGGGCTCCGAAACCGCTCAAGTCTTTCAGTGTGTTGATGGTGCCCAGGCCGGAGAGGGGGCGGTAGACTTTACTTAGATCGGAGATATCGGAGGGGGAGATTGTATCTACGATGTCCGGCCTACTTAGTGATTCTAAAGGCTCGGTAGTAGAATATCCTACATATCCGTCCTGAACCGACTTTGCTAGTGTCTGCGGTATATCGATAGAAGTATTACTGAGGCCGGGGTAGGCTATGTTAGAAAAGTACTGATCGGGTGTTAGATATCCCGTGTCGAAAGATATCCCTCGGTAGTCAGCGGCCATATCGATGCTGTCATCAAGCTGTATTCGACTGCCCTCTGGCAACTTATCCAGCTTATTGTGCGCCATAGACGAGGCGAGGCGGGAAAAAAGATTGAGGTCAGGGTTTAAAGACTCGAGACTAGTCTTTACTCTCTGGCTGTCTAAGGGTATACCGACATAGTCCATTGCATCGGTTAATGAATACTCGTAGCTTGAAGATTCGTTATAAGATTGAGAGACAGATTCGTAAAGGTCATTGGCTATATCGCTCACAGACTTGTACTGACTATCGACGTATCGGGAGAATTCTCCTCCTTCATTATACTCCTGAGTAAGAGTCGATATGAGATCGGAAAGTTCTATGCCGTTTTTTACAATCTCAGACGGTGCTGCAGCGCCAAGAACCCTAATCGGACTCTTCGATCTCACCTGATTTGCTACTTCAGGATACCTGTCTGCAAAACCATATGCCACTGCGGCGAGATTAGATATTGTAGACCAGGAATCTGTTAAATAGGTTGCCACAGCGATACTTATCCCACTACCATGCTTTCAACGTTGAAAGCAGAGTAGGAATGTGAATTAAGTAAGCTATGGAAGCTACCGTACAGATTTTAAGTACACCGTTGCCAGGAGAAGAGCCGTTCATCGGAGATGCTGAGGAGTCCGAACTCATCGCCAATTCTTCCGATGGCAGGTTGTGGATAGGCAATGTCTCCGGCAATCCAATCGAGCTAGGTGGATCGTGTATTAATAAGCCGATTAATGGTAACTTATTCTCCGGGAACTACCTCGACCTCGATGTTACCAATCCGGATAACATGCCTATCCCCGTCCCCGATCCGAATAACGTCCCGCCGGGGTTTTACAGAGAACTACGCATTCTTCTCCGCTTTGTTGGCAACCCCTTAGAGACTTTGACAACCTACTTCGACTACGACGTCGATTGGGGCGACCCTTCCTTCTGGTCAGCTAGTCAAGAGACTTGGGGCGGTCTAAATAGCCAGCAGTACCCGTCTCCTCTCGATTTCTACGCAAAGTCCGGTTCCGTAGCCATGATCGAACTTAGCTGCTTCGGTCCTTCTCCTGCCTGGAGAGCAAGACTACTATGGGCGAAATGAGTTGAAAGCTAGTTAGAAAGTATTTATTGTTCGACTGTGGATCGTATCGTATTTCAGAACGGAAAGGCTGTTAGCAGCCAGTACCTCAATGAGGTACAGAAAGGTGATAAGTTTACCGGCAATAGTCGGACAGACTACTATGCCGACCCCACGGCCGGAGATGAAGCGGGGTGGGAGATTGGCCAGAGAGATGGCATCAAGGATTGGGAAATCGCCGATCCCCGGGTAGATCAGGAATCCGCCCTGGGCCGATCCGCTCATGACGGCATCGTCTTAGGTTGGGATAGCGTAGCCGAATCCGTCGTAGTTCCCGGAACGCCTAGCACCCGGCCCGTAGGTGCCGGCGGCATCGGTGTCACCGTTGAAGCTGGTAGTTTTGTCGGCAGAGATGGAAATCCCGTCTCCTGGCCTAGACAAACTGTCCAGATCCTGGGCGGTGCGGATAGCGTCTCGTACCTCTACGTCCTCGATGACGGATCCGACCCCTTGTCGGTGTCGATGGGCAACAGTCTGCCCAGTGTAACTAAAGCTCATATACCTCTTGCGAAACTAGTCCTTAATAGTACCGGAGACGGTCTTGCCACAGATCCTCAGACAAACGAAGTTGTCGGCACGGGATATATCGATCTTCGGCCCAATACGTTTGTAGGAAATCTCAACACTTATCCTCAAAACCTCACCAACACTGCGGTACAAAGTGCTGATTATACAGCCGATATTTGGGACCGAGTTATCATCGATACCAGCAGCGGTAGTGTCATCCTGACTCTACCAGAATTCCCTTCTGATTCCGATCGAATCGCGGTGGTTGATATTTCCGGTACATTTGACCGGTTCCCTCTGATTATCCGCCAAAACCCTGTATCCCTTGAGCTGCTTAATAGTTCCAGCGATGATTGGATCGTTAATATCCGTGACGCCCACTTAGAATTGTTTTACCATTCCGCTACCGGGCAGTGGAAATTCGAAGAAGCCCCAGGAACCGAGTGCAATCCGGTCCTGGGTAACTTCCTATCCTGCGGTGGCCGAGAATTCATCGGTGATCGCACTGCAGTAGAGTGTCCGGACGGAGCGGCTCTTCCCACTAGATATCCCGAACCCAGTGCAGGAGTATATAGCTTCGAACCTTCCCAGAGCGATCCGACTCTGGGTAAATGTTATCGGGTATATGACAACACCGTCGCGCTGTATGCTAACGGTACAGGCGGTCTTATCAGCATCGCCAACGCCCCCCGGTGTGACAGAGAGGGGACGGCGAGCGCGATTTCTACTTCGCGTAATACCATCTTCGTCGACCCTAGCATCGGTGATGACTCCATAGGTAATGCTGGCTCTGAAGCAGGACGTCCTTTCCGTACTCTAGAACGCGCCCTTATCGAAGCGGTGAGGGAATCCCGGCGTAGTGGTCAGGCCAATGACCGTTACGACAGAGTCATGATCGAGCTAGCCCCCGGGGACTACTACATTGATAATGCCCCTGGATCCTTAGCCCCCCTAGCGGTTACAGATGACACCGGCCTCATACAGAGGACTGACTCGGGGTACGAAGTTGGTAGCGTATCGGTAGGGGATAGAGTAGTCCATATTACTGTCGACGTAGGAGACTCGGTTAGTAATCAGCCTCCCAGAGCGTTGAACCTAGGCCGCGTACTTTACAGCGAGTCGGGCGGGGTAGGTAATATCGCCAGGATTGAGAAAATCTCCCCTTCCAACTCCAACTGGGTCGTCACTCTGGAGTATGTAAGAGGCGGATTCAATATTAACGACAAAATCTACTACGATAACTTGTCCGTAGTAAACCCGCAGACCGGCGGTCTTATCGTCCCCCGGGGTATTTCGGTAGACGGAACCGACCTGAGGAAAGTTCGTCTCCGCCCTATGTATGTTCCCGAACTTACTCCGGTCAAAAACGATCCGCAGTCAGAAAGAACTGCAATGCTAAAAGTTACAGGCGGTACGTACGTATCTCTTCTAACCTTCACTGATAACCCGCAGTATCCTCGTACTCACAATACCGTAACGTCAGTAGCGTTTGCGTCACAAGCAGAGATTAATGGAACTGGCACGGAAACCCCGTATTATGGTAGGATCAACACGTTATTTAAAGACCTAGATGGCTGGGGTGCTGACGGCTTAGAAGCACTTCCTGCCGAAACAACAATCGTAGCACCTATCGCCGATAGCAAAACGAATAGGGATAGGGACCTAGAGGAGAATCAGACCGGACTTAGAGTAAACGGTGGTGACGGAAGAGACAATGCTCCTATATCTTATCCCGGTGCTACCAGGATCCGTGACACCGACGGATCTATCCTTCCTCTCCCCGATATCAACTCGACGAGATCGAGTTCGCCTTACGTCTTCAATTGTTCAGTCCGCTCCATCTTCGGTCTCAACGGTCTCTGGGCAGAAGGAAGCCGAGTAGCCGGCTTCAAATCGATGGTTACCGCTAACTTCACTCAAGTTAGTCTCCAAACCGACCCCAACTGTTTCACTCCGACCACCTATTTCGAAGATCCTCCGACCAACAAGAGCAGTGGCACTGGTAAGCAGTACAAAACGTCGACCAACGACCCGTTTAAGTACCGCCATTTCGGTACGCGGGGCAGCAACGATGCGACGATCCAAATCGTCTCCGTGTTCGTTATCGGCAACAGCGACCACTTCGTTTCTGAGTCTGGAGCCGACCTTTCAATTACGAACTCCTGCTCCGACTTTGGTGACATTTCCCTGAGAGGAATTGGTTACAAAGCGGAAGCTTTCAGCCAAGATGAGGGCATCCCAGACGCCGGGTACCCAGGTACCAAGGCATTACAGATTATCCCGCCACTCCCTCTTAGTTATTCTACTCTATCAGACGGGTCCCGACCAACTCTGTCGGATATTGAAATCAACACAGGATGCGTTATTCGTTACACAGAAACTTTAGAGTATATTGTAAATACTTATTCCGGCCAGCCTCAGACTCCAAATATTCGGCTCTATATCCAAAACTCAAATACCGCTACGCCTTATACATTTAATTTTCCCCCATCGGCATCTGATATTGCCTTTGGGCAGTACTCTTACACCAAGAAACTAGAAACAGGGGTTTATGTCCATGCAGGCGGGCAAGTAAGAGAAAACAGAAGAAGGCTGTATGTTACCGGGTTTGATGAGGTGGGCAACTCAATCTTGTACTCCGGAGATATTCAAATTCCAAATGAATCATCACCAGGATTTGCTGAATTGGACGATCGGTCTAAAATTTTTGTCTGGGATGATGTTCTTAATCTGTGGTATGTAAATCTATCTACTACCGACATTACTGAAGAAAATCCCGAAGTGATTGATTCTGCCACCGGTTTACCCCGTCCGGGAACTGGCGATATTGACAATGACGGATATCTGCTTAAGAAATTTTATTACGCATTTAGATTTAAGTTAAGACCTGGAGTTGGTGGGACTTCGGAGGTGTTCTCCACTCTTGATTTTATTTTTGACAGAAGCGCGGTTAAAATTATCAGAGCTACTGACAACAGAACCGATGACCAAAGAGTCTATAAGCTTGTCCTTGACGGCTATAACAAAGAAAAGGGAATTCGTCGACCTCAGCCGTACTACATCATGGAGAAGCAGGTTGGGACAGCCGGCTTCCCCCTCAATGCGGGAAATACTTTAGGTAAGGATCCACTTACCATTACCCAAGTCAAAACATTTGACGACCAGGTGAGGCCGGGATCGACAGATATTAGGTTTCCAGGTAAATTTGTCACTTACCTGACTCTCGGTTCAGCAGCCCGTGGTGTATTTTCGGGTGATATTTTCCCAAGAAAAGATGCCGATGAACCAGAACTAACTGAAGATCCGAGTGAATCTATTACTCGGGAGGCCCTGGTTAATTTTAAGGAAAGACCCGGGGTATTTTTCAGTGATTCCCTTGCCCCATCCGTAACTCCTATTGAACTTAAGACTACCTCTAGTGCCACAACTCAGGGCATCAGGGTGAGTCTGCGCCGTCCCTCGGTTATTAGAGCATCTGGTCATACATGGGAATGGACAGGATATCTTAACTACGATACGGCCTTCCCAACTTTCCAAGGCGATCCGCTGGAGCAGGACTTTGCTCTAGGTAAGATCATTGTCGAGGAAGATGGGGGCCGGGTATATGCCACGGGCATGAATGAGGAGGGGAGCTATTATATTGGTACGACAGTATTCGACCTCCGCTCTGGTGAGCAGTTTGCAATCCCGCTCAAAGCCGATTCAGAACCAGGTAACGTCACCAACCAGGTTCTTAATAATGTCATCATCAATACTACCCTACTCATGCAAGACAATTCAAGTTTTGTCATGGGTCGGGGAACAACTATCTTCTTTAGTAACGATACTCAATTCAAGTCTCTTACCACCGGGGATATCGTTGCTTCCAACTCTCCTCCGGAAGTATATGCCAGCAGGGAAAAAGCTGGACTGGTACAATTAGCCGATTCCTCTGTTATCAGAGGTGCTCTGGGCCGGGGAAGTGCCGGAGTTAGCGATAAGGTGGCAGTTACTGCCCAAGATCTTGCGGAAGAATTAAATATCCGGTTTGAAAATGCTTTTGCCCAAGGTACTGGTATAGTAGTAACTCAGCAGTTAATTAACCCTCCAGATGGCGATCCGGCCGATCCTGATGACGACATCCTGCAATACACTCTGTCGGTAGACCCCACTTATGGAGGTTTTACTCCGATTGGTGGAATTATTATGTGGTCGGGGCTTATTACCGAAATACCACAAAATTGGGCGCTTTGCAACGGCCAGACAATAGATGGCCGTACTACTCCAAACTTAATAAACAGATTTATTAAAGGTTTATCGTCTGACTCTGATCCCAAGACTGGAGGCCCGACCATCGATGCAATTACCGACTCTATCAGTAGTGAGATAGGAGCAACCACGTCAGGCGGGAATGTGAGCAGTTCTACCAATCAGGTTTCTTTAACGACTCAAGGACATGCCCTTACCATCCGTCAAACACCACGTCACTCTCACGCCGCCATTCCAAACACAGCAGCTAGGATTACTATTAATGGGGGGAGTGACGGTCCTGTATATCAAAATATTGTTCAATTCTCAGGAAATGGGTTTACCGGAGCCGGCGGAGACTGCGTGAGGGGAGGGACATGTGATTCAGGGGGCTTAAACAGCCTTAATGGAGAGTCCCATAGTCACTCAATTGGGTCTCATAGTCATACATTCTCCGTTCCTAGTCATACTCATAACTTTAACATTCCTGGGCACTCTCATACAATTACTCAAGCAAATGTAATTGAGCCATCTTGGTACGCTTTAGCTTATATTATGAGGGTTTCCTAACTATGGTAGAATAATGATGAGTTAACTACAACCTACCCACAAATGCTCTCAGACTCCGAAGCTCAAAGCCTAATTTCATTCAAAAAAATTATTTTTTGCCTTCCCGGTAGAACATATTCCGGGAGATTTTTGGTTAATTTAACTAATTTGACCACCTCACTGACTGTAAATAGATGTTCAATATATATGTCTCAAAATGAGTCTTCATGTATTCACAGGTTGAGAAACGTCTGTGGAGGTGGAACTGCTTTAGATGGGCTTTTGCAAACTCCGTTTAAAAGAAGCAATATCGATTATGACTACATTTTATGGATCGATTCTGATGTGTTTTTCACAAATCAGGATTTCATTAATCTTGTAAAAGTAGATAAAGATATCGTTGCTGGTTGGTATACCGACGAGTCAGGAAACCCATCTTGCGGGTTTTTTGACAAAACTTACAAAAAAATTAAACAAAAAAAGACAGACCTGGTCTCCAATCACCCTATCTACGATAAAGATAACGTTTACTCATTCAGTTTTGATGACTCAGTGGAAGAAAAAATCGAGCCTTATAGGGTGGGTTGGTGCGGAATGGGCTGGGTATTAATGAAAAAAGGAGTGATGGAAAAAATCCATTATCCATGGTTTGCCCCCAGGAATGTTAGAATTTCTGATAGCCATGTGGATTGTTTATCGGAAGACATTTCGTTCCAACTTAATTTAAAGGAAGCCGGGGTGGATATTTGGCTACATCCCGGAGTAAAAGTAGGCCATGAAAAGATTGGAATCTTATGACTATTATTGTTCAATTAGGTGGCAATCCTCATCGCTCTCTTAAAACCCGAGAGCTTCTTGATAAATATGATATCGATGAGGTGGTACTCACAGGATTGGCAGATCTTGAACTTAAACAGACTTTAGAAATAATTGATGGTGAAGTACTGCCTATTAAAATAGATGTTGAAGCCCTCGATACTTTGGGGAACTTTATTCATACACGAAGATGGGTTTCTTCTTCCAAGGTATTTTTAGTTACCGACTCAAGACATCTCTTCCGCTCCTTGGGACTAGCAAAACTAGTTTGGGGGAGAAGAACCGAGGTTATTCCGGCTTCTGAGGGGATCGAAGGAGGAGTGGAGAAGGAAAGCTTTTTGTATTGTTTGGTTGATTGGACCAGAGCAATAGTTTGGAAAATTACTAAGTTTGTTGTGGTTCGTCAACCAAAACTAAAATTACTAAGAATTGAGTAAACCATGTCCGATAAATCACGCAGGGTTAAACCACCGGTATGGTGGGGCAAGGCAGTAGAGGCTTTACCGAAGTTCTCCTTGACCTTCCTCGAGCCTAAGCACTGGACGCCGGAACTCGCTCAGAAGTGGATCAAAGCCATCCCGGCCAAATGCCCTTTTGAGAGGGAGGTCAGGATCCGGGGCATCTTGATCTTATACATACCCCCCCTGTGTCCCCTCAACCCCCTGAGTACTCAACTCTACCGGATAAGACTTCAGGCTCAGGAGTACCTGGCAAATCTTAAATAATCCTAAACCACCGCATCTCATGTTACAGTATCTGCAGAGGGGCATCTGGCTCCTCCATATCTCAGTGAGAACAACCCATGGCAGCAGCCACTTTCACAGTTAACACCATCCAGGTGGGTACAGGATCCCCCGATCTCGCCCCGCTAGCAGGGCGCGAGTACAGCAGTCAGTACACTGCTCTGCCTAACGCTAATATGCCGAAGGCAATGCGTCGGGATCTCGACAAGGTCTTCTCTGCCCTTACAGGCGAGGAGCTCCCCCTTGAAGAGAACACCTTCCTCATCAAAGCAGAGGACGGTGTCTACACCCGTCTCTTCGGTCCTGTCCTCAAGGCAGGAAACGACGGGGTAGAGGATACAAAGACCGGTAGCGCCTACATCCAATGGGGTAACCGTTTCATCCCGGTATCCCTGACCAAAGAAGGCGTCGTCACTGATTCCGGTACCCTGGAAGCCGAATTCTCTGAATTCAACTTCAGCGGACGCGGTGAAGACATCTCCTTCATGATCTCGGTCGACGAGGAAGATGGTAACGGGCAGGTCGTACTCCCCGTATCCATCCGTTTCATTGACTGGGAGAATCCGCCCGAAGTCAAAGCGCTTAACGCGTTGATGAAGAAGGGCAAGGAGGCCGATATCCTCAGCCTGATTCAGCAAGTCGCCCCTCGTGGCCAATCACGTCCTCGTGCTGATCGCGAAATTGATTTTCGTGAACTCCAGGAGAATGTTAACTACGAGGTCATCAGCTATCGCGGTGTTAACACTCAATACGGTACTTCTTACCGTATCATGATCAAGGACTACCTTGAGGAGGGTAAAACGGCCGAGTGCTGGGCACACGCATCACTGCGTCCTCTGCTCTCGACCCAGCCCGAGATCTCTGAGGAGAAGCCGGCCACTGTAACTATCAAAGATAAGACTATCCTTGATAGCGGTAAGACCCGGATCCGGTGTTCGATGATCCTGAGTGCTCAGGAAGAGGTGGCTGACGACAGCCTCGACCTCAACTTCTGATCGCTCTGGGGGGAGGTATCTTTACCTCCCTCTTTCTTTTCGTTGAAAGCTTAGTAGATAAGATAACTCCATGTCTGATAACCAAATTTCACCGCCCTATGGCTGGAAATCTCTGGACCCCGAAGAGGTTAGTTACGAATTCGGCGAAGCCAGATTCGGTACTGGTCCGAACGATATTCCGGCTAACGAAACCGGCACTGATGGAAAAAGTCAAGAAGATGAATATCACAGTGTCGATGTTAGTCCCGACTCCTCAGGAGTTGCGAAGACGGGAGGTGGCGAGAAATCTAGCTACGGTAACACAGATGATTACCGGCCAGAAGCCGGCTCTAAAGAGCCGGGTGACACCGGAACTCTCGACCTCCCCACCGGTCATATTGTCGTAGAGAATGGCATGGCATCGGGACAAAACTATTACCTGGTGCAAGATATCAAGACGGAGAAGTTCTATACCGTCGTGCCGAACTATAAAGAAGGTGAGCAGTATAAATCGCCGATGAAATCGGACCGGACCTCTGCTCTCAGCGATGCTTATCGCGTCCTAGCTGCCTCTCTCCCTGACTCCTCTCTCGCTCAACTTAGAGAGAGATTCCCTGAAACCCCTGCTCTTCCAAATGTCTAATCAAGAACATATTGCCACGTATCGAGGCGTAAAATACGATACGGACGAACAAAAAGATAACTATGTGTCGTGGTGGAATCAGATCCACTGCGATGCGAGGCGATGGCTAGTCTATCGTGGCAACTCGTACAGAGCTTTTGACCAGTGCGGAGTCAAGGATTCCGTGCTATACTAACACATATCGCACAGAGTTATGTCCATCCTTTCCCATGTCCCGATGCTGTACAAGGCGAAGTCGGGCTATGAGTATCCAGAATTCTTCGAATACTACCAAAGCGCTGTGGCGTCTGTGTGGAGGCCGGAAGAGGTTGCGATGGCTTCTGATGTCAATGACTGGCACCATAATCTGTCGCAGAGCGAGAAAGATTTGATCGCTGGGGTGTTACGAGGGTTTACGGTTGCTGAAATGGGGATCTCCGAGTATTGGGGAGATACGGTGTGTAAGTTGTTCAAGAAGCCGGAGATCCTGAGTATGGCCCGGGCATTTAGCTTCTTCGAGCAGATCCATGCTCAG